CTGCGTATTAAGTAAGAACGAAGAAAACTCTTTGCCCAAGCTCGACAGTACTTCAACTGGGAACTCGTGCTCTTCCCACCCACGGATGGGATATTTTATTGCAACCTTTATAGACGTCTGCATAGCGGATGGGTCAAAGAATATACTCCGTATGTACATCTGGTATGTGCTTACCTTTTCCCACTCTGTTACTACACCGTGCTCAGTCTCTACCTTTTTTTCTTTTAGTATGCAGTCGTCCTTTACGACATAACCCTGTGGCATGTCGAACGTAATTTTTATTACTTCTTGTGTTACTTGGTCTACTACTTCTTCAACTATCTCTGTTGACATACCACTCAGCTGTGCGGGCGAAGTAATACCTCCGCGGTAGGGGCATCCATCACAGCCCTTGGGGCACAAGTCTTCGAACGTCTTGCAGTTGGTTGGCCCAGTGCCTCTCCACCCCGCTAGCTTTTCCATATTGGCGTCGAAGTCAAACTCTGGGTGCCCACCTGCTAGCAATACAACAGAGACTTCTTCGTCAGGCGTAAACTTTGCAATGCCCAACGACGCCCGCCACATGGGCTCGTCTACAGGGTCACCTGCTGCATTAGTAACACCACCGCTCTCGATCAGGGCACGTACTTGCTGGCACTTCTCTGCAAGTGAATCTAAGTCTATGTTCTTGGTGTCACCCAGAACCGCCTCTAGCAAAGCGCTCTGCTTCTTCGCCTTAACAGGTTTAGCCTTGGGTATGTAGTCCTTGAGTCGCCCAGCCATCAGCCCTACGTCTTGCTCACCTGCGCCTTCGATTAACATCTCCACAGGCTTCCACTCTGCTTTCTTGTGGAAACTTCCGACAGGGCGTAGCACCATGGATGGGTCTTTGATCTTACTTGCGTCGATCTCTAAACCTTGTGACTGTGTAGCTTCGAACAACGCTGACGATAGTGCAACCCACTTACTCTTTTCGATTGTTTCGTTTAGCTGCCAGTACACATGCGCACCGTTGCCAGACTTAATCACCATGGGCTTAGGTAATTCTAAACCTTTCACCGCGGCTACTAGCGCCTTCAAACCATCTTCTAAAGTCTTGTATGGCTTGTCGTCTCCGCAATCTAAGTCAAAGCACAGGACTCTGAAGTAGCTTGCGGCTTGTTGTGTACGGCGGATCTTCTGACGCCCGTCTAGGCCTACTTCAATATTGTCTGCAAATGCACCAATGCTGTAGTAGATCGTTACGTCTTTCTGTTGGTCCCACCGCTGTATGTCTTCTGCGGCTCTTTCTAATTCTTCGTAAGAGTAGACTTCTCTATTCCAAAACTTGTCTTTAACGTGGTTGTACTGGGTTACTACGATCTTATCTTTTTTAGGGCATACTTTTCTTAGGAATTCTAAAGTGTTCACGTATTATCCTCTACCGAAAAAATGAGCCCCGTAGGGCTCACGCTGTCTATCTTATTCGTCGAATAGACTATCCAGTTTACTCGCCAGTTCATCGGAAGCCTTGACAGGTTCAACCTTTGGCTTCTCTTCTTTGTTCTTGGCGACTACTGGCGCAGGCTCCTCTTCTTCGTATGCAGCTGCTTCGTCATCGACGACGGGTTGCGGTGCCGCTATGCTCGGTGCTGGTTGCGCAGGCGGTAAGCCGGTAAGGGCGGATGCCGGTTTTTCCCTTGTGGCTACTTTCGTTTGGTCTGATAGTAACCACTGGTCTACTACATCAAGCGCTTTCTCAGGCACGTAGCCTTTTAGTGCGAACACAAGTTTAGGATAACTCGCATTGTCGTCAAAGCCAAGCTCTGTTATAGCTTCTTCTGGGCTAATGTTGTAGTTAGCCAGTTCTTTGAAGTACTCCCGCAGCGAACGCATGCCGCTGACTGGGACTGTGAGAGCATACACTTTGCGTGGATCTGCCGCAGGCACAACAGCTAGATGACGCTGATCAGCGCACGACTTAGACTTGGCACCCGTAGGAGTAATCTTAGAACCCAGCACGTTGTTAGGGCAGGTCGCACAGCTTGGTGATACTGGGTCAGTGATACTCGCGTCTGGGCTTATCCCATCGTGTGAAAAACAAGCCGGTCTTTGGCTGTCCGTGCCACCATCATATTGCGAGCTGTAGAAAACCTTGCTTACTTTGGGGTTAACGCCCACCACAACTACATCTAAGTTCGTGCCGATGGTAGTCTCGATGCCAGCCTCGACAAGGCGGAACCGCCCTGCACGCATACTAATACGTGGGATACTTGTTCCCTCTGTTACAACAGCCGCTGTCAGTGCTGACTTCTGGCCAGTCTTTTGACGCTCTGCAATACGCGCCGCAATGTGCGCTGGTACGTTAGCTATACTCATAGTCATATATCCTTAGTTTGATTTACGAAAATTAAAAACATTTACTGCATTAAAGTTAACGCCGGGTGGTGGTTCACCTGCCGCCTCTATATAACTCTTGACAGCGGTCTTCGATGCACGGGCTTCAAGCAGATCCCAAGCGTCTTGATCTTTGCAAAAGTTAAAAAAGTCTTCGCGTGATGCGACGGTTGCTGAATGGTGTGTCGACCAGTACGCAGTGCCAGCAGAAGTCTTGATGGATGACAACCCATCCTCTTGTGCTTTTGCAGTAAACCAGTTCTCTAACACTACCATCTTTTCTTTTATCTTAGCTTTACGCTCTTTGTACTCTCTATCTAGGGCTTCCATGTCTCGTTTCACCGTCAGATACCTTCCGGCAGCTTCTTCGTAGTTCATACATACTCCTCAGTAGTTCAGTCTTCATCATGGTTAACTCCACGCACCAAGTCTAAAAACTCAGCTAGCGTGCTCTGCTTCTTGCGTAGTCTTCGATAAAGCTCCGCTTCGAAGTTGGTTGCGTACACATGCCATACCGTTGTTTTTCCTTCCGTACTCAAACGTCGTATCCGTGCGTTCGCTTGTTCATACTGCTCAAGAGAATAGATTGGGGCGTACCATATAATGTCTTTTGCCCGCGTTAGCGTTAGACCATGGGCCGCAACCTTTGGGTGTGCTAGCAGTATTTTCGGCTCGTCTGTGTGTTGGAAGTTGTGGAATATCTCGTCGCGGTCTTTCTTACTAACGTCGCCATTGACTAGCTCAGTAGTAAATTTATCCGCCCGTAGCTTGTCCAACAAAAACCGTTGCACACCTTTTAGAGGCACGAAGATGATTGCTTTATCACCTATCTCTTTTAACAAGTCAGTGAGTGTATTATACCGCTCATCGCAGTCTAAGGCAATCGAAGAGTCCTCGCTGTATACAACGCCACAGCTTATCTGCAATAACTTAGACAACATGACGGCCGTGTTCGCCGCAGTAACTTGCCCTTCCTTAAATGTCGTAACAGCTTTGTCTTGCATATCCTTAAATGCTTTCTGCTGTTGTTTAGATAGCTCAGTCTTCCTACCTATAAAGTTTGTAGCTGGTAAATCCTTACATTCATCTAGCGAGAATCGTATCGACGGCTGTAGTACTTTTCTACATGTCTCTAGCGCATCGTCCCGCGGTATCCAGCGAAACTGCGTAACTTTTTTAAGCACCACGTCTTTGAATGCTGTAAAGCTTCTCTGCACGTTGGGCGATTCTACAAGCCTAGCCAAGGTCCAAGCATCCGCAGGCGTCTGCGATATCGGTGTACCAGTAAGTAGCCATAGCCTAGGCTGACGTTTGTTAACCCACTGATAAAACAACTTAAACCTTTGAGACGACGGTGACTTAAGCGCGGTGGCTTCGTCGTAAATAACTAAGTCTATGTCATCCATATAGTCGCGCATGTTAGTGAAGCCGTCGTGATTGATAATGACGTACTGCACTCCTGCCTGTTGTAGCAACTCTATTCGTTTCTTCTTGGTACCAGTGCAAATCACAAACTGTCTGTGTGGCATGTGGTGTCGTATCTCAGAACCCCACACAACTTTCAGTGTACTAAGTGGTGCAACGATCAGTACCTTTTTTATAACCCCTTCTGTTAGTAAGAAGTCCGCGGCCCATAACGAGCTGATAGACTTTCCAGTACCCGGCGCGTTCAGGCACAGCGCCCTCTTGTGAGAATTTAAAAACGCTGCCGTGTCTATCTGATGCTCCATAGGTTGGAAGCGTGCGGGCCAGCTGTAATACTCCCTGATTGGGTCTGGCACACTGAAGCCCATATTACGCAGGACGCTAGCCTCATCCACACCGAACGGCACCGCCACCATATCCTTGCCTTCGTGATCAAACCGTTTGGCGTGCGGTATAAACTTACATATAGCGTCGTTGTGGGTACTGCTTATAATGATCTTCTTCTTTTCAGGTATGACTAACACAAAGCAGCCCACCCCCTAAACTCGTGCTCCCATCCTGACAACGAAGAGTCCCGCACGATCCAGCACATACCCTTCGCCTGTATAACTCCCTGTATCTCTCGCAACTGGTTGTTGGTTGGGTGGTTACCACCGAACTTAGTCTCGATGGCGAAAAAGTTTCCCTTGTAGCAGCCGACGAAATCAGGAATGCCTGATCTACCGTAGCCGTTTGCCGGTGGCATGAAATACCACATCTCTGTTTCTGGGTAACTGTTAAGTATTTTCTTCACTACTTTTTTAAGATCAGCTTCGTTCTTCATTATCTTCCTCTATATCTCGCGTCGGGGCAGGTATCCCTAGCTGGGCACCATGGGCACAAGCCAGATGGTTTTGTCTGAAACACGCCCAAGTCTATGGTCTCCTGCACTTTTTCAAAGCGCGGCTCAAGCCCGCTCCATAGTTCTTTTAAGTAGTCTCGACTATATGTCGAGTTAGTAACCTCGTTGAACTTCAACCAAATAAACGAGGTCTTAACTGTTTTAACTTTTGGGAAATGCCAGAACACCATTGCAGCAAAGAGTTGTAGCTGTGTTGGATTGTCCCTGACTTTTCCAGTTTTGTAATCAAGGCAATAAGCCACAGCGCCGTCCACAACGAGTACGTCAGCAATAGACCGCAAATAAACATCAGGACTAAACCAATCAACAGGGTTGTTTCCCTTATCCACTGCCATATTGAATTCATAGTATTTATCACCTTTCTTGCTGTTAATTGAGTCAACCAGCGGACCCCAGCGTTCTAGGGTCTGCTTAGCTTCCAGACCAATGGCCTCTTTATCTAACTCGCCTCTGCCATACTTCTCCAGTACTTCGTGCACCCTGTTGCCATACTCACTAGCTTCACTCCCTGCGTCACTCACTAACTTCGATACATACAAATAGTCGAACTTCGCTGGGCACTGCTCGAACGTACTAAGTCTGCTGTAAGACAGCGGCATTGGTTTTGACATAACTACCTCATTTATTTGGCTTCACCGTAAGACCTCCCTACTTCATACTCACAAGCCACAGGTATATAACCTCGACACCACTTGGGCGTCAGCGAGAAGCATTCCTGCACGTAGCGCTTTGCTTCTTCTAATTCTTCGTTCGGTACAATAGCTACTGCTTCGTCATGCACCGACAGTTTTACTGGGTACCGCTCGTTAAACCTAGCTGTCTGCCACATAACGATCTTCATAGCTGCGTGTTGGCATAAGTTCTCTACTACTTTCGGGCCGTATATCCGAACACGTTGCCTACCCTTCTGGTAATTCCATTCGCCTTCTTCGTATCTAAGGTCGTGGTACACAACGCCCGGTTCCCCCGGCATACCAAAACCATCTCTCTGTGTTACAAACCACCCATAGTGGTCAACGTTAATAAGTGAACAACCGTTTGCTATGTCTGGGAGTATAACGTCTTGGCATCGTGTCCACAACTCGGTCACGTTATAAAATACCGCTCGATACAGGTTCACAACCTCCTGCGCTCGGTCTAATGTTATGGGCTCCACACCGTCGATACTTTCTGACGCCTGCCTAACCATCTCTTGGAACCTTGGAGCTCCGGCACCATACTGCAACCCTAGCATGGCTGTTTTGCCTAAGAACCGCTCAGCCTTATCAGCTTTCGTTATCTCCCTGCCAAACAACTGAGTAGCAAAGTCGCAGTACATGTCTACGCCCGCTTCGAGTTTCTCTATAGCGTCGTGTTGCCCAGCCAAAGCCATAACGGTACGTAGCTCAATGTTCGAAGAGTCACACACTAAAACCGAGTGTCCTTCTGGTGCACACAGAGCCTTGCGTAACCCCGCTGATACCCCACGTGCGGGCAGGTTTTGCCAGTTAACTTTGTTACCCCCACTGTACCGTCCAGTCGTCTTAGCCCCCCAGAAACTGAGGTAAACCGGCAATGGTCCACGCTTCGCCATCTCAAGAAACCGCAGTGCCCGAGTCTCTGCGATGGTTGTCTTTGCACCCAGTCTTGCGGCTACTAGAGCCTGTACGTCGCTGTTGTCGTGCTCTTGCAGTGCTGTAAAAGCCTCGTCTGTCCTAGCGAAAGCGTATGTTTCTTTGCCAGTGCGTGGACTTATTTTCTTGGGTGGTCGTACCCCCAACGCTTCGAGTCTTGCAGCGAACTTATTAGCCGACATAAGCTCAGACTTGTCTAGGTCTGCCAGTGCCATCAAGCCTTCTTTGCGCGCCACTTCGTCTTTGTACAGTTTCTCCATGAGGGCAATGTCACCGACGAAAGCTGGCTCAGTAAACATACGTATAGTCATGTCAATCAAGCGTGCCTCAAACGGTGGCGTGAACTTATCAAACTGCTCGCCCATCTGTTTACACAGCTTAGTATCTTGGATGCAGTACTCCGTATATTCCTGCAATTCCTCAGCGGTCATATCGTCTAAGTGTTTGCCAGCCATCATAGTGACCGCAGTGCCTTTGTCTTCAAGCCCCAAAAACTTAGCGATGTTCGCCAAGCTGTGCGAAGGCAAGTAGGGGAAAAGCATGCGCCCTTGTGACAGCGTATCCAGCCACAACTTGGGCTTAATGCCGTACCGCTGTGTGAGAATAAAGCCGTCAAACAAAGTATTGTGGCAACGCATGGCTGTCTTAGACCAATCGCGGTATGCGTGTAGCCCCGCGCGGATCTCTTCCTCAGTACCCATGAGTATTGTTTCGTTGTCTTTACTGTCGATCAGGCAAATCATAATGGTCTCGAACCTATCGTCGAGTATGTATTCGTCTGTCTGCAATTTCCTAAGTGAGTAATCTTTATCGTAGTACGTCTCAAAGTCGCACGTAATTATTTCCACAATGTTCTCCAAGTCATAAAGTTTTGCTACTTAAATAAATCCAGCTGCCTACTACTTGCCTGTTCTTTTTCTTCCCGCAGGCGGTTTACAATCAACTGCGCGTACCCAGCGATGTCCACCCACGAATCATCGTAGTTTGGATCACCATTAACAATGCGGGATATCTTGGAGCATATCATATCTAACGCTTCCCACTGGTCTGAATCCATCTCGGTACCTACGGCACTGGCATACTTTCGTATAACCTGCTTTAGATCCTGCGTGATTAGCCCCTGCGTATAGAAGCTTCCATATCTCCCACCGCGCTCAGTGAGTATGTTATTTACGTCCATCTCGTATTCTCCTGTGTATTGCCATTGACATGATCGAGCCTAGCGCACCGCCAAGCCACAAAGGTACTGCTAGTAACATAAAGTACAGAACATCACCACCCTGCACTACTTCGTAAGCTTTGAATGTAACCGCACCGTACACACCGCACTCAAACAATGACATTACACCACTTGTCCAGAATACCCATACAGGTTTGTGGTGCATAACATTAAGTTGTTGGAAAGCCTTAGTCGCTACAAAGCAAAACTGTGCTACAAACAATATGGCATAAGTTGTCATCACCACCGCCCAGTTACAATTCGTCTAGCTTCAGAGTGCACACCGTACAAATTACTGCCTACATGTATCACCTTGTTATCGTCCACTAGCTGCTTCAGTGCGGTTGCAACTTCTACAGCCCTCAACTTCTTACCACTTACGTTAACACTCGCTTGTATCTGCGTCTCTGTCTTAACTTCTTGCATACGATTAAGATAGGCAAACACGTTTTCTTTTATCACTTCTTGGTACTCACTCATAACTAACCTCCACTTGCGCGTTTGTGTTCCCCTTCATCAATAACGCCCTGTTCCAGTGCTGAATCTAGACGCGTCTGGCTTAGGTAGTTAATCATCTGTTCGCGACCGATCAAATCAATAAAATCGTACAAAGCCTCTACCTGTCCGGTTTCTTGGTCGCTATTTATCTGGTCTAGCACTATTTCAATCAAATTATCATCACTAAAACTCATCACTCACTCTCCTGCACTAGGTAATGCAAGTGCATTGCACTATTAAGAACACAAACGCGCATGCGATCATCCAATAAATAAGGCTTTCTTTATGTTCATCTTTCATCACACATCCTTCTCTTCGTTATACCCGTGGTACACAATGACGGTGGCTTTACAGCACGGACACGATAAGTTAGTGACAACCTCGTATACATCTTCTTCGTCCCCGTTCTCATCACCGCCCCATATCAACTCAAACCCACAAGCCCAGCAGTCCATAAGTGTTCCTCACGTTAACAGTTGGTAAATTAGTAGGACTGCAACTACTACAAGCCCTGCGTCAATCAGTTTTTCTAAACCCACTCTAAGTTTTTTCATATTTTTCTCCAGTAAGCCATTGCCAAATAAATACTTAAGTGATTTAATCTAAGTGCGTATTTCCCTAGGTTCATGTTACTCCAAAGCCTCGCCCACCTAGTGTGGGCTTTTTTTCGTCACTACTTCGCACTCTCCAACTCTGCTACGCGGTTAACCGCTTTGTCACGCTCCTCTATAAGTTCATCAATGATCGCACGCATCTGTGTGGCTTGATCCTGCAATTCATTCTCCAAGTATGCGACGCGCTCGGCATCGGTAACCTCTACCTCTTGGTCTACCTTATCGCTGTTATGCCACAAAGAATATCCCTCACGTTGTGCTGCCCGAAAATACTTTTTTAGCGTCGTCTCGCTGACATTGAATATTATTGATAGGTTCTCCCAACACACTCCTTTTACACGTAACTCGAAAACTTCAACCATTTCATCAATAGACAACTTAGGTACCGCCATTGCCACTCCCTAAAATTTTGGTCTGAACAATATGTGAGCAACTACCTCACCGCGGTGTACTACTTCGTAGGTCTCGCCCACTTTGGTGGCACCACGCGCTTTCATCTCTTGCAGGAGAACGCTCAACGACCTGCCGATTGTCGATACGTATACCGTGTTTGCGGCATTGTCTACAGTAAGCCAGTCGGGGTCGACGTCTAAGCTAACCCCCAACTCCTCGAACCCTCGCACTAGTTTGCTCTCGATGCGGATCAACCGCGACGTTACGTTGTCAGTACGCCCATTAAATTTTGACATTAGTAATCACTCCAAATGGTACTTCGTTTATTTGTTTGCCAGTGTTTGCCCAAATGACTGGGCAGTGTGGCTCGTCGCATTCTTCTAAGTTAGCTTCCATGTCCGTAAAGTATATTACACCAACCGCATTAGGCATTTCACTACTTACGTAGTCGAACACAGGTTTAAAGCTCGTGCCCCCACCGCCACGACACTCTAGCTTTACGTCGTCACCTTGATTAAAGTCCTGTATGTTTTTGATGGATGTGTCGCAATACACTACACGTACAAACTCTGGGTTTAGGTCTTCGATGATCTGCTGAGTAACCTCGGCAATTTGTGATAGTTCCTGCTGTGTCATAGACGCCGATGAGTCAATCCCACTAACTACAGGTCCCAACCCTTCATCGTACAGACTAGGCAGATACAAACCCTGCGCGATAAACCTA